CGCTTTCTTTGTAGCCTCTACGTTTATTCTTCTTGCCTTTGAGTGGTGGCTTGGTAGTTTTAAACTTTGCTAGTTTTTTGCCTATGTATTTTTGATTGTTAGTTAAATTGGTAATAAGATAAACAAATCCTTCGTACTCATCTGGTATTTCAGTAATTTCTTTACCTTTGTATGTCCAATTCATACTGTAGTTACTTCTTCTTCAGTGCCTCACGTGCCTTTTTTGGATTATTATTTTTTCTACCGTCTTCTATGTGCCTAATATGTTCTTCCATGATTTCATCACGCCTTACTTTGCAAAGATCACGCAGTTCGCCTAGTTTCTTTCTGACTTTTCTGCGCTTCAACTCTGCAGGACGTTGTTGGAATATTTCATTTAGCTCAAAATATTCCAACACTGTCTTGATTATTTTGTCATGCGTGTCGTCTTCAATCATTCTACAATTTCAGTGTCGTTCTCATATGACGTAAAGCCGTTTTCTTTAACAACTTTAAGCACATTGTTCACTCTGCCTACTAGTTCGTCTTTGTGTGAAATTAAGAATATGTTTTTATCACGTTCTCTAGTCATTTTCTTTAGTATGCCTATGCTATTCTCTACACCAGCAGTGTCCATGCCGCTATCAATCAATTCGTCAATGAACAATAAGTTGATATTCTGATATAATGACTCCCAAACATCTCGAAATGCAAAGGAAAGACCTAGTATTAGTCTGTTACGTTCACCACGTGACAGGTTATCAAAGTCTAAGTCTTGCCCTAGCTGGGTAATCTCTACTGCTAAGTCGTTTAAGAACACTACTTGGTGTGGTAAGCCTATCTTGTCTAAGTAATATGTGAGCCTTGCGTTTAAATATGCCAAGTTTTGATCGATAATCTTCTTTCGAATGAAAGAATCTTTGTTTGTCAATAGTTTAAGCAAGAACTCTTGGTGTTCTTTTAAACTAGTGAGCTGATTTACCACTGTCCAGTCAATTACTTGCAAGGCAGTGTTGGTTAAATCTTCAATTTGTGCCTGGTATGGGTCTTCTTCTTGTTGTTTACTTACCAGAGTTTGGCGTAAGTTATCTACGTTGTTTCTATGCTCGTATGCTTCACGAGCAGTATCGTAGAATGTATCTGGTCTACCGTTAATATCACCAATATCGTCCAGTTGTTTCATAACAAGTTCTAATTTGTTAGCAACTTCAGTTTGATATGCCATTGAATCGGTTAAGTCTTTGGTCTTTGTAGCAACAATCTCTGCTTTTTTATCTTCATGTAGTGCTTGACCGCATGTATAACAAGTTGCATCGTCTAGATCGGTAATATCTTTGTTTGCTTTGTCAACACTCTTAGTTGCCCGCATCAATGCAGTTTCTAATGTTGACCTTTCTTTAGTCAATGCATTAATTGATGCATTTAGTTCGTTCCAATTAAGTAGTTTCTCGTGACTGTCTAGTTCTGTATCAATATCTAGCTGTTCTAGTTCTTTAATACCGTTATCTAGACGTTCGGCATCGCTTCTCTGCTTACTTAGCCATGCTTTTTGACGTTTACCCAGTTGATCAATGCTAGTTTGTATCTTTTCGTTGCTACTTTGTACTGCTTCAATACGCATTGTTTCCTCTGTAAGCGTATCTTTAGTACTTTTGACTTGATCTTTAAGCATAGCAGCCTTTTCGCTGAGTATAGTGATACCCAATAACTGCTCGATTATCTCTCTTTGGTCGTTTGTACGCATACTTAGGAACGGTTCGGTATATGTGTTCAATGCAACAATATGTTTGAACATATTGTGACTCATACCAAGTAGTTCTTGGATACTTTGTTGAGTTTTCCGACTATCACCTTGGCTGTTATCGGCTAGTTCGTCAACTTGCTCTTGTTCGTTGATGTAATACTTGAGTACATTAGGAGATCTACCACGTTCAATACGGTATTGAACATTGTTCTTCTCAAAGTTTAGTGTAACCAACATGCCCTTGCTATTGGTTTTGTTTATCAAGTTGTTTCTCTTGATGTTTGTTAGTGCTTGGCCGTACAGTGCATATGATAATCCATTGATAATCGTAGTTTTGCCTGTACCGTTGCGTGAGCCTGAATCGTCACCTCCTTGGTCTAAGTTTTCACCAAGCACTAGAGTGAGTTGTTCCTCTTGGAAATCAACTGCTTGGGTAACATTACCCACACTCATAAAGTTTTTAACTGTAAGATCTTTTAATTTTATCATTCTAATCCGTTGTATATGTCCAGTAGCAATGCTTTGTCAAAGTTTTCGCTATCAATTGCAAGTATTTCGTTAGATACAATTTGATCAACACTTTCAAATTGCTCAATGTCTAAGTCGGTGGTTATTTCTTCAATACTCTTCTGCGGAATAAGTGTAATCTCTCTACACTTATATTCGTTCATAAATGTTTCTTTGATAAACGTTGCTTCTTCGAAGCTAATTGGTAAGTCTAATGTAACTCTTAGATACATTTTGCTCTTAAGCATAGTATCTTTTTCATCAATTAGCTGAGATAGCTTTACTGTACGATACTTAGGGCAGTCTGGCCAGTTAATATACACTGGGTCAGCACTGTTCTCACGGTCTAGTACCATCATTCCACGATCGTCGTCCCAAGCATCTGCATAGTTATGCGGAAAGGAGTTACCGATGTAGTGTACATTCTTCTGACTTTGGCGCTTGTGGAAGTGTCCAGTAAACACATAGTCAGGCTTTGTTAAATTTTCTGCTTTAAGGTCACCGTGGTCGGGCATTCTTACCATAGCATTCATTAAGAAGCTAGGTAGTTCGAAGTGTCCAAACATATACTTACAGTCGAGACTAGCAACCTTCTTTGATTCCTCGCCTACCATCCATGGTACCATTGCTACATCTTCGATCTGTGTAATCTCTTCAACAACAGTTACACCTGGAATATGTCTTGCAAACTCAGTACTCTTAACATCACGTTTGTCTTTATAGTACAAATCATGATTGCCAGCAAACATGTAGAAGTTATCAAATGCTGCTCCTAGCTTTTCCAATGCACGGATACCCGCATCCATTGTAGTTAGGTTAAGACTATTCCGGTTATGATTCCAGTCACCGCAAAAGATTGCTGTTTCACAACCTTCTTCTTTTGCAGTTTCGATGAACCAGTCAACAAAATCTTCGCAATCTTGGTTATGAATACGGCTATTGCCTTTCATACCAAAGTGTATGTCAGTAAATACTGCTGCTTTTTTAAACAAAATTATACTCCGTGTAGAGTTTATTGTAGTTTAGATCAAGAACAAAGTCAACCGGTTATTTGCCTTCGGTTTCTCTTCGTACTGCTGCGTCCCATTCGCCGCTGTGCAATCTTGTGTAACTTGGATTGAGGTCATTCATTTCAAGAATATCGTCTCGTATGTTTTGATTACGTTTTTCCAAGTTAATCACACGCACGAAACTGTTGGTAACTGCTGCTGTATAATATGCAAAAGGATTCTGTGACTTTGATTCGTCAAACTGTAGTCCAATCTGCGATAGTTGGAGGATTGCTTGACCTTTCATCTCGTCATTGTAAGTGTATCCACGTACATTACCTCTTGTAGCATAACGATCAACTAGTTTCATCCACATCCTTGCTAACTCGTTGGTAGCTTTACCGTGTTCAAGGCTGAAATATCCATTTTCCATGCCTCCAGTCCAATGGCTTTTTCCAACACATACTAAGTTATCATCGTCGTCAAACTTATAGTGCTGATAAGGAGGAAATGGCAATTTAACTTTATGATCAGCAACTGTTTTTGGGTTCTTTTTTCTACCAGGCTGGTCTGGAATATGGTCAAACATCATAATACGAAAAATTAGTTCAGTCTTTTCCATAGTTCTATAATCAATTTCGCAATCTGCAACTTTAACACGTCTACCAGCAGCTTTAGCTGCTTCGTAGTCAATTGTTGACAGCTTTTTTGCTTTATTTCTTTTTGCTTCTGCAATACTAAGGTGATTTATTTTATCAATGCTTGGCAAAATAATGTCGTAATTTGCAAATCCAGCTTCCATAAAACTGCTGTAGTTAATTTTGCTCTTGTGTATTTCTGATAGCATGTCTCTATTATTAAGATACTTTACTCTTCTAGCCATAATTGCTCCTATTTTATATTTATTATAAACTACGTACATATCTTTGTCAACTAAATACTATAACAGGAGTATACATGAAAATTTTCAACTTTCTTGACACAGTTGCTGATAATGTAAATAAAGTCAGAAGAACTGTGCAAACAGCACGTAACTTTGTGGATATGGTAAGAGATCCTGCAAAGTTGATTAGTAGTATTAGAAGTAGAAGTATTCCTTCTGGTGCTGTTCCTCAAGGTAGGCGAACTGTAAACGGAAGTTTTGTTGTTGCAGATCAAAAAGATGGACAAGACTGGCGTGTGCGAATACATTTACCTGCACAACCTAGCACATTTGAAACTTCAAAGATATTGCAACCTTTAGTTAAGAGTAACGGAAGTATGGTTTTTCCTACTACGCCGCAAATTCTTGTAACACACGGTGCAAATTATAATATGATGCATCCTGTTCATACAAATTATGCATATCCTGTTTATGAAAATAGTATGGTTGAAGATATTACTATCAGCGGAGAATTTCCTGTAGAGAATGAAGCAGACGGTGCATACTGGATTGCATCAGTACACTTTATGAGAAGTATAACAAAAATGTTTTACGGCGAAGGCGATTTACAAGGTTCGCCACCGCCAAGATGTGCGTTAAGCGGATACGGAGACTTTATATTTGACCAAATGCCTATTGTAATCAAGATGTTTAGTATTGATTTACCTAACAATGTTGATTATATAAAGGTTCCAATTGACGGCGAAATATATCAAGATTCAATACTAAGGCAGCAAGGATATGTGCCCAAGTCAGGTACATATACATATGTTCCAACGTTAAGTACTATTAATATTACTGTTGCACCTGCATTTAGTAGAGATGCAACAAGGCAATTTAACCTTACAGATTTCATTAATGGTGATTATGTAGGCAACGGTGGAGGATTTATCTAATGGCAAAAACATTTTATGCAAAATCAAGTCCGTATTACAAAACTCCAGTATTTGACAGACAAATGGGCTACTTTAATAAACGTAATATCCCAGCTGATATAAATGACATCACATACGAAATTGAACCTCAATATGCTTACAGACCAGATTTGTTGGCATATGACTTATATGGGAGTGCAAAGTTGTGGTGGGTATTTGCAACAAGGAACATAGATAGTCTTAAAGATCCTATTTTTGATTTTGTTCCTGGACTAAAGATAAAGTTACCGCAAAAACCTACTATTGACGCTTTAATTGGATCATGAGTATACAACCAAACCCTTTAGCAAAATTTGCTAGTTATAATTATAGATATAAATTAGGAGTTGTTTCAGCTGATAAAGTAAACAACCCTGAATTGTACATTGAGAACGGCCCTGATGTTACAATAATATCATCTGGCGGCGCTGCTGGCAAAAATGTTACAACATTTGCTGAAGAACAGCTGGGAGTAAATGTAGAATTTTTTATCGATGACTTTAACAGCGAATATCTAGTTGTTCCTAACCAAGCAACAAGTGTAAGTAATCAAATACAATTTGAATTTAAAGTAACCGAACCGTTGAGTGTAGGATTATTCTTTCAAACAATAAAACTTGCAGTTAGTCAAGTGTACAACACTGAATTTAGTTATTTAGAAGTTCCATTTTTATTAGAGCTAGATTTTGTTGGATACGATGGAGACGGAAACATATTTCAAGGTGTTGAAGCTGGTATACCAAAACACAGTTTGTTAATAAAACTTACAAATGTTACATTTAATGTTGACCAATCTGGTTCAATTTATACAGTAACAGGTATACCGTGGAATCATTTAGCACTTACAAATAATGCATCAAGAATACAAACAGACTTTAAACTTGCTGGCGATACAGTTGAAGCAATGCTAGAGGGTAGTGAAAATAGTTTAACTGCACATCTTAATAAAATTGAAAAAGAACTAGAAGCTACTGCTGGACAAGAAGGTAGACACAAAATAGTTGGAAATAGGTATCGTATAAGTTTTCCAAACGATCCTAGTACAAAACAACCTACATTAGATTTATTTCAAGTAAACACCAGCGGCGATCCCCGTCCAGAGGAAAGAAACGCCAACGGAAATTTTGTAAACAACAGTGACGACCTTAATGCACATCTAGCAAATGATACTGCCAGGGCCTATAGTGCTACAACGACAACAATAATGACACCTGGTGGCCCTGAAGAAATAGTTCAAGGCGCATCTGAACTTTTGCAACGGCAGAATGCACTATCTCAAGTGAGAACATCAAGTGCTACTGCTAGTGGTAGTGTAAATTATCTAGGACAAAGTGCAATTATTACAGACTTTACAGATTACGGAACCAATCCGTTTGGAATAGATAGTGTAGTGTTTAACTTTGATGAAGGCGATGATGATAGAATAGGCGATGAAATATATACTCGTGGTCCTTTAACAATTGATGCAAATACTAGAGAATTTCAATTTGATATTGGCACAAAAATATCTAAAATTATTGCTGATGTAATTTTATCCAGCGATTGGGGCTTGAATCTAATCAATCAAAAACCTGACGATAAAGGAAATATTGAATGGTTTAAAATTCACACCGACACAAAGATACGTGGCATTGAAGAATTAAAAAATACAGGAAATTTAGCATTTGACTATAATTTTATAGTAACTCCTTATAAGACTGATGCAAGTCTAATTGCAGGAAATACAGTAGCACACAATTATACTGCAAAAATTGCAGATTGTGTAAAAAGTTATCAGTACATTTACACTGGACTAAATCAAGATATTATTAACTTTGAATTTAACATAGACAATGCATTCTATAAAGAAATATTTAGAAGCAACGAAGGAAATATTGATAATGCCGCAGACGGTGGTACCGCAGTAACTACAGATGTAGTTGAGAGACATGTTGGACGTAACAGTGTAACTAACGGAGCAGGACTTGCTTCAATGGGAGCTAAGGCAGCAATTGTACCTAGTGCTAGTACCAGCGGTGGTAGCGGTGCAAGAACAAGCAAAAGAGAAGTTGCAGACTTGTTTGCTAATGCTGTCTTAAACAGTGATATTGATATGGTTACACTTGATTTAAAGATTTGGGGAGATCCGTATTACTTTATGGATAGCGATGTTGGCAATCAACGAACTCCAAGCGGTGGCAATCCAAATGTTACAATAGATGGAAAAATTGATCCAGCAAGAAACGAAGTATATGTGTTGATTCAATTTAAATCTGCTGTAGATTACAATGGCAATATATTACAAATGGATCCAACTAATTTATTCAGCGGAATTTATAAAGTTGTAACATTTACCAATGATTTATCCGGCGGTTTATTTACTCAAACACTTAACTTAATTAGAATGCCAAATCAAACCGAAGAAAGTGTTGAAGCTAGTAATTCTATTGTAACAGCAAATGCACAAGGAAACTTGCCTTTGGTACTATCAAACTTGCAAACTGAAAGTGCTAATAGAGCTGCTGATTTTGAAGCATTAGTACAACAAGCAAGTGATTTACAAACACTACAAACAGCGTTTAGTCAAGCAGGTATACAAGATTTTGAAAAGATTCTAAATGGCGGGCAGATATTTGATATTGCCCAAAATTTAGGAGGTGCGTTTAATCAGTTAGCAACAGCACAACAAGGTTTCCAAGCTGCACTTAATGTATTAAATGGAGGATTGCCTGGATTGTTAAATCGTGCTATTGGAGATACTAATCTAGGGCAAACAGTTAACAAGGTAACAAACATTAGAAACAATGTTAATAATATACGAAATGATATCAGAGGACTTTTTTAAATGCCAGGTGGAATGAGAAGAACACGTGATGGAAGAACCAAAGATAGTGTAGAATCTAGAAATATAAAGCCCGGTATTCATATCGGTAGAGTAGTAAATCATTTAGACCAAAGATTTATGGGTGCTCTTCAAGTACAGCTATTGAAAATTACAGAAGGTGGCAACGACTTTCAAGAAGGCGGCCAACTTATTACCTGTCAATATGCTCCACCGTTTGCAGGACAAACACCTTTACAAAATGTAGGTGCAAACAACACATATGCTGAAAGCCAGCAAAGTTACGGATTTTGGGCAGTGCCTCCTGATGTAGGAACAAAAGTTATTGTACTACTAATTGAAGGAATGCAAGATTTTGGATTCTGGACAGGATGTGTACAAGATGATTATATGAATTTCATGGTACCGGATGGTAGAGCTGCAACAGCAAACAACAACGACGGTATTAAACTTCCTACCGGTGAATACAACAAAGCACTAGTTGAACCCGATGGCGAGTTACAACCTACAAGATATCCCAAACCTGTAAACACAGACTTTGTTGAAAGTCTTTCAGAACAAGGATTGTTGGAAGATGATATTAGAGGACTTACTAGCAGTAGTGCTAGACGTGAAGTTCCTAGTGCAGTGTTTGGAATAAACACACCTGGTCCTCTTGATAAAAGAAATGGTGCTCCGAGAAATCTCAGAGGTGCAACTGGCCAAGAAGCTAGTGTGCCAAGCAGTAGACTTGGTGGCACTAGTATTGTAATGGACGATGGCGACGATAAGATTTTACGTACCGGTTCTCCTGAAACTAGTCCAAGCGAATATGTAGACATTGAAAACAGTTCGGGTTCAGGTGACAATACTCGTCCTGCTAATGAATTGTTTAGAGTACGTACTAGAACAGGACACCAAATATTATTACACAATACCGAAGACTTGATTTATATAGGCAATGCTCGAGGAACAAGTTGGATTGAAATGTCCAGCAACGGTAAAATAGACGTATATGCCGAAGACAGTATAAGTTTACACACTAGTCAAGATTTCAACTTCAGTGCAGATAGAGATATTAATTTAAATGCAACAGAAAATATCAATATTGCAGCTGGTAACAAAATCAAAACCACAGCAGGTGCAAGTATGGATTTTACAAGTGTTGAATATACTAGTTTTGTTGCAGGTGGAAGTTATACTGCAAAAGCAGATAGTTATATTTCCTTGAGCTCAGACAGCACAGTAGGTATTGCGGGCGTAAACAGTGTTGCAGTTACAAGTAGTGCAGCAGATGTCAATTTATCAGCTGCTAAATTTGCAAATGTTGCAGGAGTATCTGGAATAAAAATGGGCAGCAGCGGCGATGCGCATATGAAAATTGGCGGTAATATTTTCCAAGAAACTAATGCTTATCACGTAAACTCGCAAGAGTTTTTTGCATATGCAAAAGGACAACTTAACTTAAAATCTGATGCCGATATGTTTTTGAATTCTGCTGTCACTATGAACATCAAAGGCAAAAGTGCATACATCAACTCCTTATCCGGAGACACACATATCAAAAGTGGTGCAGATGTTAAAATCAACGCCGTGGCAGACATCAGTAATTATGCAGTTAATGTGCTGAGAAATGCAACAGCAAATATTCAAGATAGAGCTGCTGCTGCAATTGATGTACAATCAACTGGTGGATATATTAGGTTAAATGCTGCAACTACAATGGATGTCAAAAGCGGCACTGCTATGAAAATTACCGGTAACACTATGGATTTAAAAACACTAGGCGGTGTACTAATAGCAGAAGCAAGCAGTGATTTAAAATTAGAAGGTGCGTTAGTAAAAATTGACGCCGGTGATACTGCAACAGCAGCAACAGCAGGATCGGCAAGTGTTGCAAGTGTTGCAATCGGTGCACAATCAGCAACACCGGCTACTCTTGCTATCAGGCCAAATCCTGTTACTCCTCAAACTCCGATAATAAGTTTAATAGCAAAAATTCCAAGTCGTGTTCCACAACACGAACCGTGGCTGCAACATGAAAATTTAAACCCGTTAGAATATGTTCCAGAAAAAACACGAGCAGGAAAAGAATCAGTTGACTCTTTTGTACAGCCTATACCAGATACGTTTGTCAACATTGGCAATAGAACCACCGCAGGAACAACAACTGCATCAGATAGAACATCTGATCGCGGCTATAATCCTACAGATGGAGATTACGAAGAAGAAACTTTAGGAGATTTCAAAAACTTAGCAAGAGATACAATATATGTAGTTGGAGATTTTCATGCAGTAGGAATACAATCTGCAGGCGGCTTCCAAGGTTCTCCTAATGCTAGTGCAACAGCAGAACAAATTGCAGCAAACCAAGTAGGAAGAGTTCCTGAAAATAGTGTAGTAATTGTTGCTGCTGGTGCTAATAGTTCAGATAGCAGTCCAGATGTTGTACAAAAAACAGTCCAGGAAAAAATAGTAGATCCTCTTCTGAGAAAGAACTGCTATGTATTGTTTGTGAATTATCCTACTGTTGACTTAGCAGGGTCCTATGCAAGTGCTTATGATGCTGCCGGCATTGATGCAAATTATAATGCGGTCCGAGGTGCGTTAGATCAAGTTGGCGCAAACGGCACTATAGATTTAAATCAATCTGAAATTGATCCAGCAGATCCTAGAAAATTACGTGCAACAACGGCTGCATATGAACGAATAGTGCAGGCTGCCGAAGCAGCAGTTAGCGCTCTTCCAGATCCTTCACCGTTTGGAGAATACAATGGCACGATGGGCCCGTTACTTGCTGCTATAAGAATTTGCGAAGTTAGTGATGCAAGTCCTCCAGGATATAGTATTGTTTACGGTGGAATTACAGGATCATCTAGACCTCCAAGACCAATAACACAAATGAGTGTGCAAGAAGTAAATAATTGGCAATTTAGTATTAGAAACAATGTTACTAGTACAGCAGCTGGTGCTTATCAAATTATTTCAACAACATTAAAAGGGTTGATCGACAGCGGCGCATGTTCTGGCAGTGATAGATTTGATGCTGCTACACAAGACAGGCTTGCTCTATCATTGCTTAACCGGAGAGGAATGTCAGGATGGAAAGAAGGGCAAACCAGCGACGAACAGTTTGGATATAAGATGGCTCAAGAATGGGCAAGTATGCCTGTTATGATAACTGGCGTTAAACTATCTAGCGGAACATCTACAAATGTTAATAATGCATATTACGGCGGAGTTGCAACAAATCCAAGTAACGCTCGAAGACCGGCCAGTTTTATTAAAGATGCACTTGTAAGAAGTAAGAGCGGCGAGACACAGGAAAATGAAGAAACAGAAGCAACACTAACTGGCGAAGAACTAGAAGCATTAGGATTTGAAGGCGGCGATCCTTATGCAAACTTATCAACACGTAGTACGTTTACCACACCAGGATATGTCGGAGGAACAGGTACAGAACGAGTTCGTCAACGCCAAATTGGACAGAATAAATTCCGAAGCTTGCCAGTGCAGCAGCAGCTAATTGATATACTTAATAATGCAGCAAATGCAACTGGATGCTATGTTCATATTAGCAGTGGCGGACAAATGTCCGCTTCAGACTGGCAAGCCTATCCTGCGTCTAGGAGATCTGGAAGCGTAGGCGGCAAATGTTGGGTAAGAGAACGTGCCGGCGGTCCTCTAGTTAAAGCTAGAACAGGATCGCGACGACATGATAGTGGCATGGCCGCTGATTTGCAAATATCAAGGGATCCTAGTCCAACTACTAACAATTTTGTTAGTTATAACTTTAATAATCTTCCAAATCTTAACGGAAGTAACGACCGCCGCAGTGCTGATAATATACTTTGGGATAAGTTTATATCAAATGCTTTTTATTATGGTATGCGAGGATTTGGCTTCAGATATATGGGAGCCACAACTATTCACCTTGACACACTAGGTGCTTACATTAGGGCAGAAGGTCGATACGTCAATACCGTGGTTGGACATTGGGAAGCCACTCCGGCATGGTGTGTTCAGCAAGCACAAAACGGATTGGACGCATCATGAGTAATTATGTAGATCCAGAAAAAGTCTATCCGTTTGTACACCCGGATGAAACCGAAGTTGTACTTAACGGTGCCGTTGGTCCAGAACCATATGCTATAAAGACATTTGACACACTTGATAGATTGGAAGAATACTTTGTCAATGACAAACCTCCGTTTTCAGATCTTGAAGGCTATAACGTAGCACCAGGCTGGAGTTTTCTAGTTAGAGTTAACGAAACCTACGAAGGTATTGCTGGCAGATTAATATTATTTTATGCAGCTGATAGTGGCATTGAGTCGTCAACTCGTCCTGGGCAAAATATTTCGAATCTGCAGGAAATTCCTATAAAAGATCCGTATGCTGCAAATCCGGGAGCTAGTTATCAAGATGGCGGAGAATTTGACTATGTAGAATTAGAGCCAACTACTATTCCGGCAGAGACACTTGCATTCTACGGAGTTATAAGAGAGAACAACGAAAATCCTAATCAAACTGAACCAAACACAGAGGATGTAGGTCTTGAAGCTACTGCTGAAAAATCCGCAGAACCTGCTAAAGATGCTACAGATGCCCAAGCCGAAGAAACAAAAGATGCAACAGATACAAGCGATACAAGTAATCCGGTAGGTGCAGCTACAGCACAAACCAATGCTGATTTAGCAGCAGCATCTACAGTCGAATCTGATATTAGGAATGGTGCTCCTCCTGGCTCTACTCCAGAAGTTGTTGCAGAATTTGAAGCAAACGCAGATGAATATGCTGCACTACAAACTGAATTAAGTACAAATCCTCCTATCACTCGTGTTGCTGAAATCACAGATAGATTACAAGAAATATCAACATCTCTACCACCAAATTTATCATCTGCAACTACTGCAATCACCAATGCAGTAACACCCTTGCAAAATCCTGGAAATATACCCGGATATGAAAGTTTAGTTTCTCAAGCAACTGCAACCGCAGGAGGTTTTGTTCCTGATGCACGAAGTGCAGTAAACGCTGCTACCGACTTGTTAGATTTTGATGCAGGACTCGATCTTAATCAGTTAGCTAATTTAAGTCAAACATTACAAACTGGATTAACTCAAGCATCTGGGTTATTATCCGGCGGCAACTTATTAGACAATTTGCCAGATGTTAATGAACTGTTTAAATTTGACCCACAGGCACTGATTAAAAATATAGACCTAGGATCGGTAGTTGATAGTCTTTCAACAGTTAATTTTAAAGATATAATTGATGACGTCGGCGGCGATCTCACTAATGTAATTAATTCACTAGAAGGAGCTTTTGGAGCTATTGGCAAATCGTTTGCAAATATTCCTGCATTGGCTGATTTAGTAGGCTCGGATACAGGATTTGGAAATAATAGTACACCGTCGATTACCGGTGGAGAACAAGTACAACGAAGAGTTATTGCAACTCCTGAAGATCCTGCGGGCGGACCTGATCCTGTAAGCACTACTCCTTACGAAAAATTAATCGAAGTATTAGAAAAAACACTTACACAAGACTGGGCAGTTAAATCCGGCAATGGCGATGGTATAAAGCCTAGCGAGCTAGAAGAATCAAGAGATCCAAGGGGAAAAGATCAAATACCTCCTGTGCCTCCGAATACTAATCCACTAATTATGGAAGCGTACAGGATAAGTGGAAAAACTGGGTTTACTAGAGATGGAACTACAGGTGAATATTCTTGGCACACTGCATTTGTTAATTGGGTACTAACAAAAGCCGGATTTACCGCTGTAGGATCAATGAGTGCGCAAGCATATAATTCCTACGGCAACAGAGTTAACCATACAAACTTCAATAACCTACGTGCTAGAAAAGGTGATATTGTAATCTTCAACAGTAGGACGGGTGCAAAACATATTGGATTTTTCTGGAGAATCAATAAGGGTGCTAGGTCTATAACAATACTAGGTGGCAATCAAGCTGGTACAGTTAAGTTGAGTAACTTTCCGTTTAGTTTGACAGATGGCGATTTTTATGTAACTCACATACGCAGAAATTGGGAAGTACCTGCAGAAGTCGAAGCAGCTGGACCTGAAGCAGATCCTGATGCAACTGATCCAAGGGGAGATCAGACAGGTACTACATCAAACGAAAGTGCAATTGTTCCGACAACATCGAGTGTGTTTAAAACAAGCTCAAGCAATGTACAATAATAGGGTAAATACAACATGAGCACATTAGAAAAAAATCTGTACAAAAATCTAAGAGTTAGATCGCCTAAGACTAATACACAGCCTATTATTGACAAAAGCTACAAAGGCATTAGTACAGTAAGCTCAGAAACAAAAAACTATAGATTACGAAATATTGAATTAATTAAACAAGATATTGTAAATCACTTTCATATAAGAATGGGTGAAAAACTAGAACGCCCAGAATTTGGAACTATCATTTGGGACGTTCTATTTGAACCCTTAACAGACAGCCTCAAAGAAGCAATAACACAAAATGTAAATGACATTATTAACTTTGATCCTAGAGTACAAGCTGAAGAAATTGTTGTAGATTCTTTTGAAAATGGTATACAAGTATAT